GGAATACACTCATCAGAATATTCATGGGCAAAATCAGAGTTTGATTATGTTATCAAAAATGATGGAACACTGGAAGAGTTATATCAGCAAGTTGATGATCTAATCGTCGGCAACAAGATCACCGATACGCCATCCAAGTTTACGGACACTACCCAACCTTTGGCAATTGGCGCAGACAGTTTTTAAATTAGCGTCAATAGTATTCCTCATATTTCCATCTACAAAGAACACATCCAGTTGATTGGTCTGCTGGGCTTTGAATCCACACAACTCGCATTTCTTGTGTTTCTTATATCCCGATCTCTGTAGGGCTGTGACCCCTCCTACCTTCTTACCGGCCTTCGTTCTATTACATGTATCACACAGGCTACGCCAATATATGACATCACCTTTACGATAGGCATACGCCCTAGGCTTTGCCTTACACTCTTTACATATGGGTCTATTCCTGTATTGCACATGCTTATTTACGTTGCCTATATAGGGACCTCAGAAATGCAGGAATTTACCACTAAAACGGAAGTATTCACTAAATACATCTGTATACGTTAAACTTGCAAGGAGAAAACGAAAAATGGCATTAACATCACCAGGAGTAGAGGTTTCAGTAATAAACGAAAGTTTTTATGTACCATCAGATGCGGGTACTACACCTCTTTTTATAGTAGCATCAGGACAGGATAAGACAAACGGAGCAGGCGACAGCACAGCTACAGGAACACAAACAGCAAACGCCAACACAGCTTTCTTGATCTCATCTCAAAGAGAATTAACAGAGACTTTCGGAGATCCGAAATTCTACACAGACGCATCAGGAAATTCATTAAACGGTTATGAATTGAATGAATACGGTCTGCAAGCGGCTTACTCATTCTTGGGTGTGGCCAACAGAGCTTTTGTTTTAAGAGCAAATGTTAACACCAGCGAATTAGTTGGCAGTGCATCGGCTCCTTCAGCTAACCCAACAGATGGAACATACTGGTTTGACCTTGCATCAACTAGCTATGGTATATTTGAATGGTCACAAACTAATCAAACATTCACAACAATTACTCCAATATTGATCACACTAGTTGCTGATCTAGTTGGCGGTGCTTCTACTGGTGCACCTCTAACTTCTATCGGACAAACTGGATCATATGCAATTAACACTACACACGTTTCAAACAAGATCTTCAAGAAGACAGCAAGTAACACTTGGGTACAACTTGGATCTCAGTCTTGGCACAATTCACTACCTGTAATTTCAGTAGCATCTGGAACAACAGTTACGAATGGTCATACAATGACAATAAACGGCATCACAGTTGCAACAGGCGGAACAGCATTATCAGATGTTAGCTCGGCAATCAACAGTGCGAATGCACAGGGTGTTACAGCAAGTGTAAACACTGTAACAGGTAACCTAGAAATATTCCACAACGGTGGAGCATTTGGTGATTCGACAGCAGGAAACAATACAATCAGATTCGAAGAAGGTACTGGTTTATTAGCTGGCTTAGGAATCACAGCAGGTACTTTCAATGGTGCTGAGTTTTTACAAGCGGCACACACTAGCAGACCTACTTGGAAAACAGCTAACGAGAACAGACCTAACGGTTCTGCTTGGTTCAAAACTACCAATGCAAACTCAGGTGCTAACATTGTTACAAAACTTTACAACAGTGCAGTGTTCTCAACAGTAGCGGCTCCATTACATGCTAATCACCACACAGCGATCTTCAACTTGGATGCGGCGAACGGTGGAACAGCATTATCAGTTGGATCTCTATACACACAATTCAACATCACTGAACAATCAATAGATGGACAGGCAGACTCTACACCAAACGTTGGTGATTTCCAACTATTCAGATACGAAGGTGGTACAACTAAAATAACAAGTCTATTACTAACACCGACTTTCACAGCAAACGAAACTTTCACTATCAAAGAGTCAAGAAAAAATGATACAAGTTTAAGTTCAGCTATCACTGTTACACTAGCTGGAACAGATGCTAATGCTTTTGTTACGGCAGTGAATGCAAAAGTTAATGCTTCAGCGTTGGCGACATCAACTACGGAATTGATCAACATCAAAGCTAGTAAATTAACAACAGGCGAGGTTGTACTAGAACATACACTAGGTGGTGAGATTAGATTAAACGATCTATCAGGAACTCCACTTGCAGATGCTGGCTTCAGTACATCAACAGCACATGCATATGGAACTTTCACAGCAGGAAGTCCAACACTACTTGACAACTTGTACATTGCACCAACAGGTGATTCAGAAGACTCAACTACTGGTAGCGAAATTATTGCTACAAACTGGAAGAGATTAAGTTACACAGCTTCAACTAGTTCACCAACTAATGAGCCAGCAGATGGTACATTATGGTACAGTACTACTTTAGATGCAGACATCATGGTACACAACGGAACAACTTGGAAAGGTTACGCAACTGTTTACACTACAACTGATCCAAATGGTCCACAGTTTTCTGCAACAGCACCGACTACGCAATCAGATGCTACTGCACTTGTAAGCAATGACTTATGGATTGATACAAGCGACTTAGAAAACTATCCAAAACTTTACAAATACAACACAGCGGCAACGTTGAGTTCAACTAACACAGCCAACCAAGTAGCAGTTACAACAACTGGTGCGGCATGGGTGCTAGTTGACAAAGCTGACCAAACAACAGAAGACGGTGTAGTTTTCGCAGATGCGAGATGGCACACATCAACTGATAAAGTAGCAGGAACATCAACAGCGGCAGGCGTGGCTTCAACAATTAAAAACTTGTTAAGCAATGACTTCCTAGACCCTGATGCTCCAAATCCATCTTTATTTCCAAATGGAATATTACTTTACAACACTAGACGTTCTGGTTACAATGTTAAGGAATACAAAAACAGTTACATCACAACAACTGCATATCCAGGTTCTGGATCAAGTGGATTGGGTAACATCAGATTCAGCAACGAATCTGTTTCAACTTACTACCCAGACAGATGGGTTACTAAATCAAGCAACAACGCAGATGGTTCTGGATCTTTCGGAAGGAAAGCACAGAGAACAGTAGTTGTAGCACAATTGAAATCAGAGATCGATACTAACCAAGCAATCAGAGAAGACCAAAGAGGTTACAATGTAATCGCTGTACCTGGTTACCCTGAGTTGATCCAAAACATGATTAACCTAAACACTGATAAAAACAACACAGCATTTGTTGTTGGAGACACACCACTAAGATTGGAAGGCACAGCAACTAAAATCCAGGACTGGGCTAACAACACAGCAGTAGCGTTAGACAATGGCGAAGACGGATTAGTAAGTGCGAGTGAATATCTAGGCTTATTTTACCCATCAGGACTAACAACAGACAACACAGGCAAGTCAATTGTAGTTCCAGCATCACACATGATGATGAGAACACTGGCTACCAATGATAGCGTTGCTTTCCCATGGTTCGCACCATCAGGAACTAGACGTGGAATCATTGACAATGCAACAGCAGTTGGTTACATTGACACAGCGTCTGGAGAGTTCCAAACAATATCTGTAACGGAGTCGGTGAGAGATTCAATGCATGAAGTTAAGATTAACCCAATTACATTCTTTGCAGGAGCAGGGATTGTTAACTTTGGTAACTTGACTAAAACATCAGCAAGTTCATCATTAGATAGAATAAACGTTGCGAGATTGGCAGTCTACTTGAGAACACAGTTAGATTCAATCGCAAAACCGTTTATCTTTGAACCAAATGATGGGTTGACAAGAAACGAGATCAGAGGAGCGATCGAATCATTCTTGTTAGAACTAGTTGGTCAGAGAGGTTTATTTGACTTCTTGGTAGTTTGTGATGAATCAAACAACACGCCAACTAGGATAGACAGAAATGAACTGTACGTAGACATAGCAATTGAGCCGATCAAGTCAGTTGAATTTATTTACATACCGTTGAGAATCAAAAACACAGGAGAAATTGCAAAATTAGGCAACTAATTTTCGATAAAAAGGAGAATATATGGCAATATCAACATTATCAAAATTTACAGTACCTTTAGCAAACGATCAAAGCTCAGCATCACAAGGTTTGTTGATGCCAAAACTTCAGTATCGTTTTAGAGCAGTCCTGGAAAATTTTGGAGTATCAACACCAAGATCAGAACTAACAAAACAAGTAATGGACATAACAAGACCCAGCTTGACTTTTGACAACATAACATTAGATGTTTACAACTCTAAAGTTTATGTTGCAGGTAAACATACTTGGGAACCGATCACAATTAATTTAAGAGATGACGTTAACAATTCAGTAAGCAAACTAGTTGGAGAACAGATCCAGAAACAGTTTGATTTCTTTGAACAGTCAAGTGCGGCATCAGGTATTGATTATAAATTCACAGGTAGAATTGAAATGCTAGACGGTGGTAATGGAGCAAGTGCTCCGAACATTCTAGAAACATGGGAACTTTACGGTGCTTATGTTGAGAATGTTAACTACAACACACTTAACTATGCAACATCAGAACCAGCAACAATCACATTATCGATAAGATACGACAATGCGATACAGACACCTACAGGTACAGGAATTGGAACAGCAGTAGCTAGAACAATTGGTACACTTTCAACAGGTGGTGGACAATAATACAAAATTAGACTTAGCATTTAATACATTGAAAGCGTCTTTATAGGCGCTTTTTTTGTGACTATAAATAACAGTATGCCAAGTATTAATAACTTCTTAAAAGGTATACAAGACGGTCTTCCGGGAATGAAGGATTACCAACATGCCTCTAGACTGTACATTGACGATCATCACAAGCTGGCACCAAAACACAAATTCCTTTATCATGTTGTTTTTGATCTAGACGATAGCATCAGCATGAATTCTTTCACAGAAGCTGAAAGACAAGAGTTAAACATGCTAGTCAAGGCAGTGGATCTCCCCAAATATAATATGAACTACGAAGAGAAAGTTCAGTACAATAAAAAAATGTATACCAACACAAGAGTAGTGTACGAACCAATAAACATAACGTTCCATGATGATCATGCCAATACAGTAAATGCATTTTGGAAAAAATATTACGAGTATGAAGTTGCTGATGCTGTACAACTGACCGATACTATACAAGAAACTAGCAAGGACGATTACTACGATGCTGAAAGAACATACACCAAGTGGGGTCTAGACACTCCCAAGCAACGTAAGAAACCCTTCATAAGAAACATAAGAATTTACGTATTGCATAATCAGAGATTCACATCATTCAGACTAGTGAACCCTGTGATAGGTTCTTTCAGTCATGATAACATGGACCAGGCAGACGGTGCGGGAGTATTACAGAATCAGATGCAGGTACTGTACGAAACAGTGCGGTACAGTTCAGGAATAATCAGACGTCAAGGTGGTCAGAGAGGTGACGGCATACCAGGGTTTGCAACACTACACTATGACAATGAACCTTCACCATTAACAGTGTTAGGTGGCGGAACAAATAGTATTTTTGGACCGGGCGGTGTCGTTGATGGAATTGGATCCGTTATTAGAAACGTACAATCAGGAAACATCCTGGGTGCAATATTAGGTGCTTCAAACACATACAACAATGCTAAAAAAATTAAGAAGAGTGGAGTAAAAGAAGAACTCAAGGGAGTGGCCAAAGATGTTGTAAAAGATTTTGGCAAACAGGCCGGAACAATTACAAATCCTGTGGCGGCATTCGCTGTTGGGTCTGTTCTTGCTTTAGGTACTACTATTGCCACAGCTAAAGGAACGTCAGGCAGTAATACAGTGATCACCAATCCCACGCAGGACACAGTAAATTATCTAGGTGCCGACGAATCTTACAATCTTGTAACAAACAACACAGAAGCACGTGATCAGGTTGCCTCAGGAATATACTACAAGGACATAGGAAGTAGAAAAGGACTTACTGTTGCTGAATCCGATATAGAATACGAAGCTAGTATTGATAGCGTTAAGAATGTATACACTAGTAAGGTATTCACAGATGTAAGAAAACTCGTAACAGAAGGATATTTAAAAATAAACAGAACAACACAAGATGTTGCAGTTGCAACAGAGAAAGCGGCACTATAATGACAGAATTTTATACCAACTTACCACCTAAAGAAAAAGATAATCTAGATACCACTATAGAAAAATTAACAACCACACAGTATCAAACAGAATATCAATTTAATGTAGGCGAATATGATGCCGCTATTGGGTTCTTTGTTAAACGTGGATTCAAGAGAAGCTCTGCAGAGTCAACTGCATATGTAATACTTTCGCAGGCAAAGATAGACAACATTAATCCACAGGAACTACTGGACAAACTAGGACAGGCCAATGAGGTACAACTATCCGAGATAATCACAATAATATTAAATGCCAACAGATACAAGTCAAGCAGACTAGGTGTTAGACAAGCATTGACCACAAAAGAGACAGTATCTAGAAACATCATAGACTAATGCTACCAAGATTCGCCAGAGGAAAATTCTATCCTAAGAATACCGAGAAATATGTTGGATTAAAAACTCCTACCTATAGGTCAAGTTGGGAACACGCTTTCATGAGATTGTGTGATGAACATCCTAACGTGTACAAGTGGGCCAGCGAGAGCATAAAGATTCCTTACAGGCATCCGTTCACGGGTAAGCACACTATCTACGTACCGGATTTCTTTATTGTGTACAATGATAAGAACAGCAAGAAACATGCCGAGATGGTTGAAGTAAAACCTGCCTCTCAGACAACAATGGAAGCCGCTGGTAAAAGTATGGCCAAGAAAAAACAGGTAATTATCAATCATGCCAAGTGGGAGGCCGCGACTGCATACGCCAAACAGAACAGGTTGAAATTCAGGGTAGTATCAGAAGAAGACTTATTCCACAACGGTAAACGTAAGTAAGTAAAACAATGACAAAGAAATTAGAAGACATACTTAATTTACCAAATGTCAAAGATGCATTCAAAGAGGTAGATAAAAAAGAGAAGGAGCAGAAGTTAAAAGAGACTTCTAATGGCGGTACAGCACCTAAAAATCTAGATCCAAAAACACAGAAAAATTTAGAGAAGAGTTATGCGGAGTTTGACAAGATCGCGGCATCACTGCCACAGGTAAAGGGACTGGGAGATATGTCTGATCTGGAGATGGACAAGCTGGCAGTAGAAGCAGAAGAGAGCTACAAGAACTTAATGGACCTGGGCATGAACGTGGATTCACGTTATTCAGGACGTATATTTGAAGTCGCAAGTAACTTCTTAAAGAATGCCATTGATGCAAAGAGCTCTAAAATAGATAAAAAGCTGAAAATGGTTGAATTGCAACTTAAAAAATTAAAGCTGGATAAAGACGATAAAGATGGCGGTTCTAC